TCTGATTGTTGTAGCGTGAACGCATTGCGAAGATTAGTCCAGTAGGACCATTCATTGGTTGAACACCAGCAAGGTCATATGCGACCAAGTTTGGCATTGCTCTTCTAATCAATGAGATTAGAACGGGGTCGAAACCAGCAGTAGGACCAGCAGCAGCAGCGTCAGCAGAGAAACCTGCAGCACTAGAACTACTATTAGTTGATACTGTTGGAGCTTCAGATAAGAAAGAACGCTCTTCACGTAATTCTTTCTCTTGGTTTTCTAGCAGGATAGCGGTTGTAGCTCTTCTATGGGAGTCTTTAATTGGATCTAGACCATCATAGTCTAGAATTGGGGCCCACTTCTCCTGCAGTTGCTCAGAATTGTACATCTGCATTTGAATTTTTACCTTTTATGTGTTTGAATTAATGATTTAAAAATCACTTTTTAGCAGCTCTTGAAAGAGTATTCAAATAGGCTTGCATTGTTGGGTTAACTTCTTCCGAAATTACCTCATCAGTTGAAACCTCTTCAGATAAATTTTCAGAGGTGCTCTTTGGAGCACTAGTATTAACTGGGAAATAAGATTCCTTAAGATTTACTAGTTTCTCACGATAGTCTGTATCACTTTCAAACTCAACATTTTCGGCAAGAGTAGCGAGCTTCTCTTTTTGAGTATCAGCAAGACCTTCAGTAACTTCAGCAAATATACCATCTGCTGTAGATTCTGCTAATCTTTGATTGAGAGCAACATTACGCTCAATCTGCTCATTGAGTTTACTTTCCATTTCATCAAGCTTATCTACCATACTATTAAGTACATCATATTTTTCTTCAGGGATAGTTACATAATGTTCTTCAAAAAGACTCTTCATTCCAACTAGGAATGATTCAGTCATTTCTGTTTGGAGACCGTTTTCTACTTGGAGTGCGTTTTCTTGTATCCACTCATCAGCAACGTACTCAAGATAGGCATCAACTCTTTCTGTAAGGCCATTTTTAATTGTGTCTAGTTCTTCAACTAGTGCCTTAGCATAAGAATCATTAAGTTCTTCCTTAATTTCAGCAACCTTAGTCTTGATTACAGTCTCAAAAATTGTTCTAGCTTTGTCTTGAAACTCTTCAGAAAGATCTTCACCTTCAACTAATGCTTGGAGATCAGCCTCCACATCAATAGTTTCTTCGATTACTTCTTCTTCTTCAGTAGCTTCTTCTTCAGCAACTACTTCAGTTCCTTCTTCTTCAGTAGATTCTTCTTCAGCAACTACTTCAGTTCCTTCTTCTGTAGTTACATCTTCGTCTTCGGAAACAACTTCCTGACCTTCCTCAACTTCATCAGAAACTGCTTCAGCAGCAGCTGCCTTAGCATTTACAACATTCTTAACTTGTTGTAAAGTTGCCGCAGGATCTTTAAGTTTTGCGGAATCGTCATCAGGACGATAGTTTTCTGGAGTAGGTCCACCAAGGTCTTCAACTGGCACACCACCGAGTTCTGATGGCTGAGCAGCAGCTGCACCTTTGGTTACTACGTTTTCTTCGATGTTTTCCATGTCGTGTTAATTGTTTCCAACGGAGTGTTTACTAGATCTTGTTAGAATCTATACTTATTTATAGATTTCTTAAGCTTAGAGGTTATTTAGAAAATTATTGAATAGACTCAACTTGTGCTCCTCTAAAGCACGTTGATCAACTAAAGTATTAATTGATTTCTTAGTTTTCTCTGCGAGTTGTTCACGGAGAATTCCTCCTTCCCAAACCCACTCTTTTCCTTCCATGATTCCATTTACAAAAGCATCAGGTGCAGAAGGATCTGCTACTATATCAGCAGCAGTTGCTAATTGAAAATCTTCACCAACAATTTTACACCCTGAATGATCTTCTTTAAGTGATCCAACTCCACGAGAAGAAACACCTAACATAACACCTTCACCTAGCAAAGATTGAGCAATCTTACCCATAGGTGTATCAAGAAGAGTTGCTTTTCCTCTAAAATTATTACCTTCTTGAACTAAAGATGTAATTTTATGAGATACTCTATCAAGATTGACTGTAGGACCTTCGGGATGACCCAACTCTCCTAAAGCACGACCTTTATTAATAAAGTTTTCATTATATCTACCAACCTCTTTAGCAAGAGTTTGAATAGGGTACATTCTACCATTACGGTTTTTAATTTCACCTTGAAGGAAGCAACCTTCTATACAAAGGCGTTTACCTTTCTTGCCACCTTTAGTATATTTTTCAGTGATAACTTTTACGTTAGTTACTTCTTCTGTGATCAGTTTCATTCTTCTTGTTCCTGTTCAGTAGATTGTTCGCCATCAAACATGGTAGTAGCTATAGAAGGTTTGAGGGCTTCAATACGTTCAGCAGATTTTGCATACAAAACATCTTTTATTTTGTCTGTAATATCAGAAGCTGACGAATCAGTTGCGATCAAATCCACAATATCTTCCATAAGATTTAATAAGTATATATTTCCTATTTATAACTCAGCCGTCTTGGTGTCTTTTTGATACTGTGCGTCTACTGCCTGTGCTTGTGCTTCTAAATCAGGATCCATTGGAACTTCTCCCATACCACCAACTTCTGGTAATGGTTCTCCAGTAACAGGATCAATAGTAGATGGATCTGGAATAATACCTTTATCAATCTCATCGTCAATTTGAAAATCAATCTCTTCTATTTCAGAATCACTTTGACGCAATACTTTTTTGCGAACATATTCTGTAGAATAATACTTACCAATATAAGGTTCAATTGTAGCAAGCATATTTAATCTACCTTCCATCAATTCAGATTCTTTCAATTCTGCAAATTGGTTATCATACACAAAATCATATTGAATATGATCTTCCATAAGTTTCCAATCTTCTGGAGTAATAACGTTTTTCAGAATCAATTGAGTTTTAAGCATGTCATTAAACATAGCAGCAAAACGCTTTCTTAAACGTCCTACAAACTTAGCAAATTTAAGTTCATCTCTTAATATCTCTGATGAACGACCTAAATTAAATCCACCATCAGCAGCGATTCTTGATTCAGGGACACCTAATGCTCTATAAAGTTTCTTTTGGAAATACTCAATATCAGATAGTTCACCTAAATTTTGACCACCAGGTAAGGTTGTGATTTCGGTTCCCCGACCACCTTCTCTTCTAGGCAACCAGAAATCCTCCATCATACTCATAAATTTACGGTCATCACGAACTTCTCCAGTTTGTGCATCGTAAACTAACTTATTTCTATAGCGAGACATTACCTCTTTTAGGTATTGTTCTGCTTTTACTTTTGGTAGATTACCAACATCAATATAGAAAATTCTTCTTTCTGGTGCTCTTGATAGTCTGTAAATAACAAGACTATCCTCAATCATTCTTAATTGATTGAGTGCTTTAATTGCTTTATGAAGATATGAAAGAACTCTATTCTTATTTCTATCAACTAAACCAGATGTGCAATAGCATATAGAATCTTTAGCAATTTTTACTGATTCCTTACCAGCACGAGGCATCATACCAGTTGGATAATTTGCCTTTTGAGTGTAAATATAATATTCATCATATTCTGGATTAGGTACAGATTGAGCATCAGAAGACCTAACCATAATGGTCATATCATCTTGACCTTTTTTCTTCTTCTCTTGACGAATATACTTGATCTTCATAGGATCAATATATCTTAAATCTTTTATACCTTCTTCTGGTCTCTTTAAATCTATAACTTTATGGTAGTATATCTTTCCATCAATATACCAATTACGAAAAATTTCATGGCACTTTTTATCAAAGTCCATGATTTCTTTAATATAAGTAAATTCTTCACGAATTTTTTTCTTTATTCCTTCACTAGCGTTTAAATTGGATAATTCAACTTCTACTGGAGAATCATATAAATCACTAACTATTGCTTCATTTACAACATCCTCTATAGCACCATCAACTTCTGGATGAAGTGCCATTTCTCTATATCTTTTTATTAAATCTTGCTCAGAGCGATAAGCACCCTCAATATCTACATAAGATCCGTAAAAACTACTGGAAACAAAAGTATCAACCCCGTCCTCATTGTTCTTGGGAACAGGGCTGATTATTGATTTGGACTTTTTCTGAGTATCCTCAATAGAAAAACCGAAAAGTTTTGCCATAGTATAAAGTTAGACTACGTTATCGTACTATTTAGTTGATATCGGTTCCACCTGCTACAGGACTAGTTCCTTTGATAACTTCAAGATACTGAACCTGTAGTTCAACAGTGAACTCTTGGATTCCTTGTGCATCGTATGAAAGTTCAATAGGACCAACCTGTGTTGGGAATGTATCGAAGAAACGATAAGATCTTAGTGCTTGCCCATCACGATCTAATTGATAAACATAGCAATCTGCTTGATAGTCTGCTGGATTAACTAAACCTGTATTATCAGATAATCTGTTAATAGCATTCATCCAGTTCTCAAATGCGGAACGAATAGCAAAGTCTGTATCGTTGATAACAGTAACAGTCCAAGAATCGAACGTTCTGTCTCCAGCGATCTTTAATGCCCTTCCCCTAAATGGAACTTCTATCTGTGCAATATTGGATGCAGGTAATCTTGCACCCTTAACTAAGAACCTTGATTTATCAAGAACATCGGTTGCTGGTTGTACTACATCAGGAAATGTTAGGACAACCTCAAATAAATTGGCACGAGCACCGCCACCCGTCAGCTTACTTTTGAAGTCTGAAATCGTTCTTAGTGGTGGTGGATTGACTTGATTTCTAGCCATGATTGATTAAAACCTCTTTATTAAACGGAACCGATTACTTCTTCAAATGCAACACCAGTTCTGGTAGCAACAAAGGTTAGACCGATGAAGTTGATA